GAAGAAGAAGATAGAACTCTTTTGTTAGTCACTAATCCCATTATTGTTGCTGAAATAAAAGGTAGAACAGGAGTAATGGGATACAAGATAGAACCTTGGTTAAAGACAACCACTGAAGATATGTTTATTATTAATATTGATGATGTTCTTACAATGACTGAATCTTCTGATATTGAAATGATATCTATGTATCAAACTTATTGTAGAGAGAGTGATAAGACAAGAAGTAATCAATCAAAGATATCTCGTAAGATGGGTTATCTTGCTAATGTCAATGATGCTAAAGAGATTTTAGAGAAGCTCTTTAAGAATAGCTAAAGCCTCATCTTCAAACCCAACAAAGGTATTCTACACAGTTTTAGATACCTTGTCAACTATTAGGATAGGTGGTAGAATTGATACATATTATGAGATAACTTAATGATAACCACATCAGTTATGACCAAAAGAAAGAGGTCAGAGCATTACGTCAACAACAAAGAGTTTCTTGCAGCACTTATTAAGTATCGTGAGGATGTGGAGATTGCCAAGATTAAAGGTAATCCAAAACCACAAATCCCCAGATATATTGGTGAGTGTTTCTTGAAGATTGCAAATCATTTATCATTCAAACCAAACTTTGTCAACTATATGTTTAAGGATGACATGATTTGTGATGGTATTGAAAATTGTGTTCAGTACATTCATAACTTCAATCCAGAGAAATCTCAAAATCCTTTTGCATACTTCACTCAGATTATTCACTACGCATTCCTGAGACGCATTCAGAAAGAGAAGAAGCAACTAGAAATCAAGAACAAGATTCTGGAAAGAACTGGGTTTGATCAAGTCTTTGAGAGTGGTAATGTTGACGGATCCGACTATTCCGACTATAATTCCATCAAGGATGCAGTTCACTCCAAACTTCGTTATTGAATGAAAGTAGCAATTATTACTGACCAGCACTTTGGAGCAAGAAAGAATTCTAAACTCTTTCATGATTATTTCCTAAAGTTCTACAATGATGTATTTTTCCCAACACTCGAAGAGCATGGGATTACTACAGTTGTGGATATGGGAGATACTTTTGATAGTCGTAAAGGAATTGACTTCTCTGCTTTATCGTGGGCAAAGAATAATTACTACGATCGTCTTAACGAAATGGGTGTTAAGGTTCATACTATTGTAGGAAACCATACTGCCTATTACAAGAATACAAATCAGGTGAATGCGGTCGATCTTCTTCTGCGTGAATATGATAATGTAACTGTGTATTCTGAACCAACTGAAGTGATGTTGGGTCAATTATCTACACTTTTTATTCCATGGATTAATCAAGAAAATGAAGAACGCACTCTTAAACTTATTGAAAAGACAACTTGCCCGTGTGCGATGGGGCACCTTGAACTCCAGGGATTTAGAGTTAATAACCAAATCGTCATGGAACATGGTTTGGAGAGCAAACTATTTGAGAAGTTCAGTAGGGTCTACTCGGGACACTATCACACTCGATCGAACAACGGAACAGTCTTCTATCTAGGAAATCCGTATGAGTTGTATTGGAATGATCTGAATGATACTAGAGGTTTTACAATCTTTGATACAGAAACTCTAGAACACACTCCAGTCAATAATCCTTATAGGATGTTCTACAGCATTTACTATGAGGATACTAATCATCAAACATTTGATACTCGTGAGTATGAGAATAAGATTGTTCGGGTGATCGTTCGTAAGAAAACTGATCTTAAGAAGTTTGAGAAGTTCATTGATAAACTTTATAGTTCTAATGTTTCCGAACTCAAAGTTGTAGAGAACTTCCAAATTCAAGAGAACGAAGAGTTTGAAGCATTTGAGTCAGAAGATACACTTTCTATCTTGAATAGATATGTAGAGGAATCAGAAATTGAACTAGACAAATCAATTGTTCAGAAACTTATTTCCGAAGTATATCAAGAGGCTTGCGAACTAGTGTAGAATGTTTATCCTAACAATCAGTGGCAGAGAAGACGAGGGAGCATATTCAGTAGTCAACGAAGATGGAGATAAAGTTCTTTATCTTTTTGAAGAGGAAGATGATGCTGCTCGTTTTGCCATGATGTTGGAAGAAGAAGACTATCCAGAAATGCATGTAATGGAAGTCGATAGTGACCTGCTTGTAAATGTTTGTGAAATACATGGACATGAGTATGTTATCATTACACCAAATGACATTGTGATTCCCCCTCAAGAAAATGATATTGTTTGAAAAAATCCGTTGGAAAAACTTTCTTTCTACTGGAAATCAATTCACGGAAGTTGAACTGAATAAAAATTCAACCACTTTGATTGTGGGGAATAATGGAGCAGGCAAAAGCACTATTCTTGATGCTCTGTGCTTTGTGCTATTTGGAAAGGCATTTCGTAAAATTAACAAACCACAACTGATCAATTCCACAAACGAAAAGGATTGTCTTGTAGAGATTGAACTGAAGATTGGTTCTACCGATTGGATGATTCGTCGTGGAATCAAACCAAACATCTTTGAGATCTATCGTAATGGATCTGTTCTTGATCAAAGTTCTTCTGCAATCGATCAACAGAAGTATCTGGAACAATCTATTCTGAAGATGAACTATAAGTCATTCACTCAGATTGTGATTCTGGGTAGTAGTAACTTTGTTCCTTTTATGCAACTCTCTGCAGCAAGTCGTAGAGAAGTGATTGAAGATCTTTTGGATATCAAGATCTTCTCTTCTATGAATGTGATTATTAAAGAAAAGATTCGTTCATTAAAAGAAGAAATCAAAACTCTTGAACTGAAGAAAGAATCTGTAAAGGATAAAGTTCAGATGCAACAGAACTTTATTGATGAGTTGGAGAATCTTGGTAATGCCAACATAAATGCCAACAAAGAAAAGATTACCAATATGGGAATAGAAATTGGTAATTACAATGATGAGAATATTGAGATTACTAATAAACTTACTTTATTAGAAAAACAACTAGAAAAGTATGTTGGTGCAACAGATAAACTTCGTAAGTTAGGGAACCTAAAAGGAAAGATCTCTCAGAAAGTATCTACGATTACTAAAGAACATAAGTTTTTCACTGATAATACGGTCTGCCCTACCTGTACCCAATCTATTGAGGAAGAGTTTAGGTTAAATAGAATTAAGAGTGCTCAAGATAATGCAAAAGAGTTGCAATCTGGTTATAAAGAACTAGAGGAGGCAATTAAAAAGGAAGAAGAACGAGAGCACCAATTCCTTGATCTTTCAAAAGAGGTAACAAACCTAACGCATGACATTTCTCAAAACAATATTAGGATTAACGGATTACAAAAACAAATCCGAAATCTTGAATCTGAAATTCAAACTATTACCGAGAACCTTGCAAACCGAAATTCTGAACATGAGAAACTAGAACAATTTAATAAAGACCTACAATCTGTCTATGATGATTTGTCTGGAAAGAAAGAACTGATTCAATATCATGACTTTTCTTATTCACTATTAAAAGATAGTGGTGTAAAATCCAAAATAATCAAAAAGTATCTGCCACTGATTAATCAACAGGTTAATCGGTATCTGCAAATGTTGGATTTCTACATCAACTTCACACTTGATGAAGAGTTTAATGAAACTGTTCAATCTCCTATTCATGAGGATTTCTCTTATTCTTCTTTCAGTGAAGGTGAAAAACAAAGAATTGACTTGGCACTTCTATTCACTTGGAGGGAAGTTGCCAAGTTCAAAAACTCAACCAATACTAATCTTTTGATTTTGGATGAGGTATTTGATTCTTCTCTTGATGGTCTGGGAACTGAAGATTTCATTAAAATCATTCGTTATGTTGTGAAAGATTCTAATGTTTTCATTATTTCCCATAAGGCAGGTATGGAGGACAGATTTGAAAGTGTCCTTAAGTTTGAGAAAGTCAAGGGATTCAGTCGTATGATCTCCTAGATGGAGCAAACCAATGCAAGTACCAAACTGGCAGAAACATTCTAAGAAAGAACAGAAACGACATTTAAAACCTCAAGCACTGCGGCAAGCCAAAGCAAGAAGGCAAGCACTCAAGAAGCGTCTCAATCAACGAGACGCTTCTTTTTTATAAATAAACTGAATTATTTGAATTTCAAAATGAAAATGACCAAAAATTACAAAAAAGCTGTACTAGCAAAACCTGCTATTCGTGATTTAGCAAAAGATTTCTCTTGGGAAATTGTTGGAAGTGAAATGCTTTCTTTTATGAGTGGTGCTGAAGCACGAAAATTCCTTGAAGGGTTTATTTCCAAATATGACAACTGAAGAACTGGCACACTAGGGGGGTCGCAAGACCTCCTTTTTTTGTATAATGGGTTCATACGAAACGAATCAGATGTCCGTCCGTCACGAAATCAAATCTCAACTTGCCAAACTGCTTGCCACTGAGGATTTGATGGTTGAACACAAGAAGGTGTCTACTGCTTGTTTCAATGTTCATACTCGTGTTCTGACTCTCCCTCTGTGGGAGAAAGCAAGTGGAATTGTTTATGACCTTCTAGTGGGTCATGAAGTAGGTCATGCCCTCTTCACTCCTGATGAAGATTGGTTGGATAAGGTAAAAGTTCCTCCTCAGTTTGTAAATGTAGTTGAAGATGCTCGTGTTGAGAAATTGATGAAACGCAAGTATGCTGGACTTGCTAAAACTTTCTACAATGGTTACAAAGAACTGAATGAAGAAGATTTCTTTCAGATTGCTGATGATGATATCTCCACTTTTAATCTTGCAGATCGTGCTAACTTGTGGTTTAAGATTGGAAATTATATCAATATTCCTATTCAACGTGGGGAAGAAACTGAGATCATCAACCTGATTGCCGATACTGAAACCTTTGCGGATGTTTTGATTGCTGCAGAAGAACTCTACAAATACTGCAAAAAGGAAAAAGAACAACAACAAAAGGTTGCAGATTTTGATTCTCACGAAACTCAGGGAGGTTCTCAATCCCCTGCTAATGAAATCGTAGAGAGTAATGACTCTTCTTCTGAAGAAGAAGGTGAGAGCAATAAATCTCAACCTGAAGAGGGTGATGGATCCTATGGTGGAACTGCTCAGGGAGACCAAACTCCTACAAAATCTGGAGGTGAAGAAAGTGAACCTGAAGTTCGCACTGCCGATTCTCTGGAAGAAAAGATTCGTGACCTTGTGGGAAATGACCCATACGAGAATACTTATGTTGAAATTCCCAAATTGAATCTCGATACTGTTATTGCTAAGAACTCTGAAGTTCATAAAGAGATTGATACTTCCTTTGATCAACAGCAAAAACTTCATGAGAATCATGCTAATGAAAAGGGATATGCTCCAATAAATCTTTATCAACAAACTGATCTTGAGTTCAAGAAATTTAAGTCTTCTGCACAAAAGGAAGTCAACTATCTTGTAAAAGAGTTTGAGTGTCGCAAAGCAGCAGATCAGTACGCTCGTGCATCAACTTCTCGCACTGGTATTCTAGATACCGCACGTCTTCATACCTACAAATATAATGAAGACCTATTCAAGAAGATTTCTGTAATTCCTGATGGTAAAAATCATGGTCTAGTGTTTGTGTTGGACTGGAGTGGTTCTATGTCTGATGTGATGATTGATACTTGCAAGCAACTCTTCAATCTGGTGTGGTTCTGTAAAAAAGTTTCTATTCCTTTTGAGGTTTATGCCTTTACTAATGAATGGCGCCGTTGTGAGTATGATCCTGAAACCGACCGTTATGTAGCTGCTGACCGTACTCCACATTATGAAAAGAAAGAAGGTTTGTTGATCGTCGATGAAACTTTCTCTATGATGAATATTCTTACCAGTAAAGTTTCTGGCAAAGAACTCGAACATCAACTTATTAACATCTGGCGTCTTGCTTCATGTTTTTCTAGGACTTATAGTTCTCCTTATACTTATTCCAGTCGTATGTCTCTTTCAGGAACTCCTCTAAATGAAGCACTGATTTCTCTTCACCAAATCCTTCCCAAGTTCCAGAAAGACAATAAACTTCAAAAGGTTCAGTGTATTGTTCTTACTGATGGTGAGGCAAATCAACTCACTTATCATAAAGAAGTTCGTCGTTCATATACAAACAAACCTGTTCTTGGTAGTGGATATGTTTATCCCCATAACACATTTCTTCGGGATCGTAAACTAGGGACCACTTATCGAGTTGATCATGGTTATCATGCTTTTACTGATACTCTTCTTAGGAATCTAAAGGATAAGTTTTCTTCTATGAACTTTATTGGTATTCGTGTTTTGGAATCTCGTTCTGCAATTCGATTCATTCAACTTTATCATCCTCAAGGTGATAAACAGTGGGAGAAAATTCAATCTGATTGGAAGAAACTTCGTAGTTTCACTATCACCAACTCAGGATACGATGCCTACTTTGGAATGTCCGCAACTGCACTATCTCAAGACTCTGAGTTTGAAGTTGCTGAAGATGCTACCAAGTCTCAAATTAAATCTGCATTTGTGAAATCTCTTAGGACTAAGAAACTAAATAAGAAAGTTCTTGGTGAGTTTATTTCTTTGGTATCATGAAACAAAAATTTCCTCTTCCCCACATAGTAAAGTGTGATGTTAAGGAGGTATGGGTGGTTTGTAATAGTAGTATTACTGCAAAAGGAATACCTGCCTTAATGGAGAAGTATTATCCTGGATACACTGCTTGTCTGTGCAGTGAAGACTATCTGGAAAAACTCAAGAACCAGTTGGTGAACTGACCACTAGGGGTCCTTTGGACCCCTTTTTTGGTTTATAATGACTATGTTCAAACGAAACAAACATGGCACTCTCCTCCGACTACATCCGCACTTCTCTTCAGGCACTCTATGGTAATAGTGTTACCAGTGCTGATATTCGTGCCTGGTGTAATCTGAATGATGCAAACTATCAAACTGTTACTAAAAAAATTGATGAGTTCAAAACTGGTCGTGGTAAATGGAATCTTGAAGTGACTAAAGAAAAAGTAGAAGAAATTGAACGCACTTTCCAAGCACCTGCAGTGGTTCCTCCTGTAGAACAGAACCTTATTCCTGAGAAAGATGATACCTTCGTCAAGTTTGGCAACTTTGCTGATATTAAGAAAATTATTCAGTCCAATCTTTTCTATCCTACGTTCATTACGGGTCTTTCGGGTAATGGTAAAACGTTCTCTGTGGAGCAAGCGTGTGCTCAACTTAAGCGTGAACTGATTCGTGTAAACATTACTATCG